CAATTTCTTGCCATGCTAATGACTGTGTCGACCTACTCGATAACCTTTCCTTCCCTATTGGGAAAGATGATTGTCAGGTATGGAAGACCGAAGTCCCTTGTGCTTTCGCCGCTCTTGAGATGAACTCAAGCCCGGCCCCCATCGAGGTATTGGGGGGTTGTGTAGATTTGTCCGTCTACACTTCTCTGGTTGAAAGGACTAATGCCCTAATTCGCGGACTGTTGATTATCTTATCCCATCATGGGATAGATAATAAAGTCGGCGTCGCCTTGGATAACCAAGTGCATGATTACTTAGATAGCGCGTCTAGTGAAGCGGTTTGGTTGAAGAGAGGAAAATTCCTCCTATCCTACCCCTTCTCTAGATATCTTCGTAATGAGTTACCAGAGTTCCCGGATTGTGGTCCATTCCTTCCAAAGGGATGCCTACGTGCTTTTATGAAGGCACGTCTTTTAACTTATAGTCGTAAGAATACACATTTGTGGTTCTCATGGCTTCAAGCTAAGCGGTCTTGTTTACCTGCCTCAAACGATATGATTAACCTTACATACGATAAACACCTCGAAACCTTAACAAAGGAAGACGATGGTGATCAATATACTATTGATTCAATTATGAATAATAGAAGTTTTGTAAGACACTTGGATCGAATACGTTTTGGGATGACTAAGTACTTTCTTAAAGATACTGAGTCATTTACGGATAAACAACCATCACTTTCCGCATCATATGAGTCTAACCGTTGTGCCGGTGGAGCCTATCACGAACTTAATAAGGTCGCGAATGGTTCTTACGGTGAGAAATACGGTTGGTTACCTTCGAACAAACCTGGTGCTCCACCTCGATATATTAAATATTTTGAGGATGGTGGGCACCCAGTTCCAAGTAACTTTTGGCTCAATGTTGGGTCCGATCTGGTTAAGATGGATTATTGTAATAATACAGTTAAGGGGAATAGATTCCTAGGATCAGTAATGACAGAGACTCGCTCACGCGGTAGTCTTGAGTTACAGATTGACTGGGATGAGGAACTTCGTAAACATAGATATGGTCCCGCTTATCGCGGGATTCTCAATGCGAAGATCCAAGGTATTGTTGAACCTATGAAGGTCAGGGTTATTTCTAAAGGCCCTGCAGCTGAATACTATGCTATGAAGCAAGTACAACAGGCACTCCATTCAACAATGAGAAAGATGAACTGCTATCGATTGATTGGCCGTCCACTGTGTCCTACAGATATCATGGATCTCGATGATGCTCCAATTCTTCACCACCTTTTAGGTAATGAAGAATGGATCTCAGTCGATTATTCCTCTGCCACGGATAATATTTCTTGGAAGTATACAGGAGAAATCCTTAAATACTTAGTTCAAGATTTACCACCGGGTTGGCAGAGAGAAGCGATGTCTGTTCTTGGTCCTCATCATCTTACCTATCCTGTGAAGGACGGTAAAGGATATGAGAAAACACCAAGAGGAACAATGGAAAGAGGTCAATTGATGGGAAGTATTCTTTCCTTTCCTATCCTTTGTGTTGCAAACCTCGGTTTGTACCTACACGTAACAGAAGACTACCATCATGGATGGAAAGACTTTGAACGTCTTAATAGTGTACTCGTCAATGGTGACGATATGCTTTATTTAGCTCCCTCAGAAACCTTCCAGTATCATATAAATGAAGGGAAGAAAGTTGGTCTTGAGATGACTGTTGGAAAAGCTTATCATCATAAGTCTTATACTAACGTCAATTCCACATGTGTGATTTGTCCCATAGGGGGTTCACCATGGATGATCAATTTCCTCAATACAGGTTTATTCCACGGAATTAACAAGGTGATTGAGAAAGCCGATGGAACGGCGGAAGAGGTAGATAAAGACGCAAGGTCTGGTGTTGTTACAGTGTTAAATGATTGCCTT